CTCGGTTGGGGCGATTGCGACGGATGCCGTGCGCCCGATCCCGGACAACCGTTCCCCCCTGAACATAGGACTGGGAGCGCAACACCGGTTCTGTGGCCAGGCCCCGAAGCAAGACAAGCGTGTTTCAGCGGCTTATCTGCGGTTCGCACGGACTTTCATCAAACTACATTTACCTCGGCTTAAGGGCGACGAGGACCTTTCAACCGCCAAGTGGCTCGAGCACTGCGACTTCACTCAGTCGCGAAAAGCCGAGCTGCAGGCCTGGTCCGATGACATCAGTCCGTGGACGGAGGAGTATTACAAGTGTAAGACATTTGTAAAGCATGAGATGTACGATTCGTACAAGTATCCACGTCTCATCAATTCCCGCCACGATAGGTTTAAGTCCGCGGTCGGCCCGGCAGTGGCCGCGTTTGATGAATTACTTTTCTCGCTGCCATTTTTCGTGAAGCACGAGGATCCCGCGACGCGCCCGCTGCGCGTGCGCGAGACCTTCGCGTCCTCAGCCGTCTATGAGACCGATCACACGGCTTTTGAGCGTGCTTTACGAGGCGTTCACTGCAAGGTGGAGTACGAGGCCATGAAACACTGCCTCGGGAAACATCCTGATGCTCAGATCCCTCTCCGGCACATCCGCCGGGCCATTTTTGGCACGAACTTGTGCAAGGCCCGTGGCGTACGTGTCGAGATCAAACAGACTCGGATGTCCGGGGATCAGTGGACGTCGAGCGGTAACGGCCTGACCAACCTCCTTACCGCGCTATTCGTACTAGGATCGGCCAGGTGGCCGAATGCCGGCCCAGAGCAGCTGGCAAGGCTAGTCATGGCACTCAAAGCCCTTGTTGAAGGGGACGACGCGCTGCTTGAGGCCGTCGCCGTCATTGATCCGGCCCTCTACGAGCGGCTGGGCCTCACCGTCAAGATGGTACTACATACGACCGCCACCACCGCATCGTTTTGCGGGGTTGTGTCTGACCCAGTAGCATTGACGAACGTACAGGACCCAGCCAAGATTCTCGCATCATTTGGGTGGCTGGATTGGCGGTGGTCCCAAGCACGCGACACCCGTGCGCTTTCATTGCTGCGCGCCAAGGCTATGTCTTATCTTGTGCAATTTCCCGACGCTCCTATCATTAGTGAGTTCTGCCACTACGTCCTCCGTGCGACGCGTGGCAT